ATTAAAAGCTTCTTGTTCGTTTTTTAAATCTTGTTGATATGAAAAATTTAATTCTTCTTTAATTGTATCAACTGCACGAAGAATCTGTCTTTGGTTTTCAACATCATATTCTTGTTTAGGTTCAGGTATGTATGAAGTTATTCTGGCCATTATCTATCTTTTCTATCGTAAGCTGCCGTTTCATAATTAGATGATGTATATGTATTTGAAGCTGGTGTAGATTTTGTGATACCTCCTCCAAAAGAGTTATCGTCTCCTCCTCCAAAGTATTGTTGATTAGCTAACCTTTGTTGATTAGCTGCTTTTGCTCTACGTTCTCTTTTAGCTAATTCTTCTCTTCTTCTTCTAAAGAATTCTGAACCAGATCTACTAGCAGCGAATAAATCTTTCATGCTACCTGTTTTTTTAAATCTTTGTGCAGCTCTATCAAATCTATTTAAACCAGTTCTTGGGTTATAAAAATCTCCACCAAAAGCAGATAAAGGTGTGTTAATTGTTGTTCCAGGAGTAAATCGTTGAAAAGGTTGACCCGAGGCTGCTATTCGTCTTAATAAACCTAAAGGTGAAAGACTTGAAATTAAACTTCGTAATCCACTAGGTTCTGGTGCTTTAGAAAAATCTTCTTTGTCAAAAAATCCTTGAAAATTAGCTACGCTGTCTCCTCTAATATCCATAGCAGGAGTTATTCGTCTTGCTAATTCTGGAACAATTCCTGTAGCACCCATATCAACTTCTAATGAACCCTGTTGATCATTTGGAAAAAATTCAGGTGAATATGGATCATCCTCTACTCTTGGACCTCTATTCATACTTTCAAGAAAAGTTGTTGCTGACTTAGGAGTCTTAGGAGGATTTAAAATAGCTTGTATCATTTCATTATTAGCTATCGCACCTAAATCAGATGCTTCTGCTGTTCCCATTCTTGAGAATGCACCTTTTAATCCACCTCTATTAATAAAATCTAATATAACATTACCAGTGCTTCCAGTATCTTTATCGGTAGTAAAGTCATAAGTTAAACCTTTACGTCCTTCTGGACCAAAATCATATTTTCCTATGCTTCCTGCTAATCCAAAATCAACTGGATTATTTATAGCTAAATTCATTAAACCTCCAGTAAATCTTCCAGCAGATGAATCCAAACCATAATCTTCATAACCAACATTTCCTCTAGTTCTTCCACCTTCTATCTCCTTCATTCTGTCTTGCATTGTTTGAGTTAAAAAAGGATCTTGATAACCTAAAATTCCTCTAGCAAAATTTATAGCAGGCGCACCAACAGTTGCTAGTGTTTCATAAGCACCAGGTAATTTTGCCATTATCTTCTCCCGTCCGGTCGTGCATCAAGTCTTAGAGTGCCATATCTCCAAGTTTCACCTGTGCCATCGTTTTCTATTTTTAGTGCTACGAGTCTTCCTCTTGCACGAGTATCTACTTTATCAGTAGAAGATGTAATTGTAAAGGGACCAAGTGGTGAGCTTGCGGCTGTGTTGTTAGGATAGTTATTTACTAACAACGTAATTTTTGAGTTACCTGTAAGAACTTTAAAATCCGGTATAAATCTTTTGACAGACATAAAAAACTCACCATCTCCTCTAAAATCAGCAAGACCAGTTGTGCCTCCTAATGCGCTTCTTCTTGCTGTAATATCATAGTCTCCTGACTTGATGAACGCAGCAATAGCTGTTGTGCCAGAACTATTTACTTGGTCAGTTCCTACTTCATGAGCATAATAAGTTGATGCTCCAAATCTATTTGTAATACCTTGAATACCAGTAAACACTGGTGTTGCTGTTTTGTTATACTCAGTTGCATATGGCGCATCAAATACACCTGTATCTGCGTAAGTTGTTCTAGCTAGTGATCCTGTTGTCCAAACTTGTTCTCCATAATTATAAGTAACCACTCTATCTATTTGCTCTGATCCTGATTTTGGATAAAACCAATTTACTTCACTGTAAAGAGTATTATGCTCTGCGTAAATAATATCACTTGAATTAAAATTAAGTCCAAGATTATCTCCATCTGTTGTAAATACAAAATCTTCTACAAGACAAGGTAAGGATTTAACCGTACCATCAAATGCAAAAAACCCACCTTCACCCGACATCCAAAACACGACACCATCAGAATAACTCAAAGCATGTTGACCAATCAATCCACAGTTTGTACCAACTTGTTTTACACTAAATGTAAATGGTGGACCAACAAACTGAATTACATAAGCAGAACTATCTGTTAAAACTAAAGTGTAATCTTTACCAGATACAGCACCAACAATTTTATTTCCTTTATCTAATCTAAAACTACCTGCAGTATTTACTGCAGTAGGTGTGTATGTATTTAAATCTTCTTGATTAGAAAATCTTATAAACAATGGATCAACAGTTGATGTATCTCCTATTGTTGTCTCAGTTCCAAAATGAAATAAATGTCTATCTCTATCAGAAACTTGTGTAAGTCTAGATGACGTTGGATTGTTAGACGTAGAAAAATTTGTGGTTGTTGTTGACGCTCTGATTGTTCGTGCATTTGATGCACCGGCATTCCATGTAAAAGTTTTATTACCAAAAATAGTTGCAACTAATACTTCTCCAAAATTATCGAGACTCCAGTTTCCTGGATCCAGAATCACGTCACTGGTTGTTCTCTCTGTTCCCCACGTTGATGTACTCCAAGTATCTGTACCCCAACCATACCCAGCTGTTTGAAAAGTTGGTCCAACTTCTACATAAGGATTAACTGTTGCCGATCCTCCTGCTGTGATTCCTGCTCCGGATTCTACTGAGGCCATAGTAATTGTAAAACTGTTTGTGCTAGATGTTACAACTTCGTAAGGTGTGTCTTGAAAATCAGATGCTGTGTATCCTGTTCCTGATCCAGGTAAAGTCACAGACGTAAATGTAAAATATCGTCCAGCTGATAAACCATGCGAAGTTTTATTAACAGTTACAGTCGCTGAATTATTCGTAGTTGTAAATGTAAATCCAGTGATGGCTGTATCTAGTGGAGAGATATCATAAAAGTCATTTCCATAATATAAAAACAAACCTTGTGATGTCCCAATAGCCGCATATTTTTCTCCAGCAATACTTGTCCAAGTATGTTGTGCACGTGCTGCTCCAGGTAGAGTTAAACTAGCTGCTGTTAACTGATTCCAACCACCTATCTTTTCTGGTAATCCATATCTAAATCTAACATTATCACCATCGACCCATTGAGACTCAGCTCCAGAATCTGTAACCATTTTGTTAAAACCAGGCTTGAAATTTAATTTTTGTAGCATATAGTATTTTATATAATACTTATTTAAAATATGAAAGAGACATCTTAATGGAAAAAACTGTAAATATCACTAATTTTATTGGGGTATATGATAACTATATTACTAAGGAAGAATGTGACAAAGCAATACAATTATATGAAGCTCAAAATAAATTTAATCATACTATAAATAGAGTAGCGATTGAAAAAGCCTCTGTGCTTCAAAAACAAGATCAACAATTTTTTGCATCGCAAAATAATCTTACAATATGGTGGGAAGAATTAAAATCTATGTTGTTAAATTTTGATATAGCTTTTAATCATTATATGCAACACACTGGAGCAAAAGATGCTTATGGTGTGCCTTTCCATTTTACAGGTGTAAAACTTCAAAAAACACTTCCTACTGAAGGATATCATGTTTGGCATATAGAACATGGAAAGGGTTTTGAGTATGAACCTAGAGCTTTTGTTTACTCCGTTTATCTAAATGATGTAGAAGAAGGTGGAGAAACAGAGTTTTTACATTTTTCTAAAAGAGTAAAACCTAAAACAGGTAGAATAGTTATATGGCCTGCAGGTTTTCCGTATGTTCACAGAGGCAATCCACCCTTATCAGGTGAGAAATATATTTTAACTTCTTGGATGATGTTACGATGAGTATGATGTAGGTCTTGCACCTTTTTCAGACTCGTCTCTTTCGTCTGCGTCCCAATCAGCTTGTAACTTAGCTAAATGAGCTGAGTCCCACTTATCAATAAACTGTTGAAAAGATATGCCTGTATCTGCAAATGTAGAATGAGGTGTGTCGTCTCTATACTCTACTTCATCAGATGATGGAGAAGTTCCATATTGAATTGCCCAAATATTTGAAAAATCAGATTGACTCCAAAAAGTGTTGTCGTCAATTGTGTAAGCATTACCAGCACCATCACCAACTTGTTTGATGATCATTTTGTCTTCCATAACTACTGTCCATGTTGAGCTTGTTGCCATATTTTCTCCTAAGTCTTAATTATATAAATTACTGTTAAATAAGGTTGTACTACTGAACTTGCATCACCACTAAAGTTTGCACTCATGTTGTGAGAGTGTCCACCACCAGATCCTGTGTTTCCTGTTCCTGATGGATTATAGTAAATGTTTATACCTGCTATGTTTGTTGGGTTAGCAGGACCATTTCTTGGGTTACCACCACCAGGGTGTGAGTGAGAAGCAAGTTGTGGTGTTGATAAAGTTGCGTTAGCTGTAGAACCTCCAACGTTTCCAGTTGGCGTAACTGTATTTGCTCCACCAGTAGATGCTAAAGCTTTAGTAGGAGATTTACCCATTGCGACGTTATCTTGTAGATCAGGTAATCCAAAAGTAGATGACCCATCTCCAGATCCATAAGTTGTACCTATAATTCCAAATAAATCTGAGTAAGTAGATCTTGAAACATTTGCACCATTACATTCTAAGAAACCTGATGGCACTGAAGAAGAAGACCATGGCACAATAGTAGCTGTAGGAATTCCTTCGATACCTGTAAGGTTTGCTCCTGAAAAATCGTATCTTGTTGCTTCGTAATTTGCCATATTCTATTTCTCCTTGTACGTCCAACCTGTTGTTGCATCTCCTGAAAAGACTAAACAAAAAGCTGCGCCTTGTGTATTAACAACAAGATCAGCTGCTGCATTAGCTATATTAGAAGAATTTCTACCAACAGTCAATGCGTTAGTGTTAAAATCATAACCTTGATCTACAAATGAAACCTCATCACCTGTAGCAGGAGAGGCTGGTAGTGTAACTGTCACAGCTCCACCATTTGTATTTACTAAAAGTTGAGCACCAGCTTGAACTGTTTCATTAGCTGTTATTGCTCTCCAATTTCTTTGCTCAGATAATTTTACAATATTTGTGCCATCAGAATATAGCACATAGTTATTTCCTTCACATAGAAGGACACCTGATCCTGATGATGTTTTGAAAGTTAAAGTGTTACCTGCATGGTCACATGCATTTTGAACATGATAAACTTTTTCAATTGAATCTGGAATACTAACTGTTCTGTTTGCTGCTAAAGTTCCTGTTAATTTAATAACATCGTTTTTACCATTTGATAATGCACCATTAGTAAATGTTAAAGATCTGTTAGCGTTAGTTAAGTTAAAAGTTGTAAAACCACCGAT